GAAACTTTGAAGTCTCTATTGAAGGTGGCTATAGACGTATTAATGGTTATAGTAGATTAGGAGCTGGTAGTGCTGCACTAGTAAGTGGTAGTGCTGATACTATTCATGGGGTAATACCTTATGGAGATGGTGTTGTAGCGTGTGCATCGACAGGAATATTTTTTAGTCAAGATGGTACAAGTTGGTTAAATATAAGTAGAAGTTCTGTAGATGCTAGTGGAGATAACTACACAGCTTTTACAGGTCGTAGTACACTGACTAGAACAGGACAAGGCAAGATTAGCTTTTCATTGTTTGAAGGACCTACATATGATTATGGACTTCTAGTAATTTGTGATGGAGCTAACAAACCTTACTATTTTAGAATGGAAGGTACAGGTTCTAACATTAATACTAGAACATACTTTAGTGGTGAAATTACTGTAACAAGCACTAAGTTTGCAACACACTCTGAAATACACGATAAACATTTAATTGTTGCAGGTGTAGAAGATAATCTTAGTACAGTTTTTTATAGTACATTATTAGACCCTACAACTTTTAATGGTACTGGTTCAGGTTCTATAACCTTGTCAGACCAAATAGTAGGAATTAAAAGCTTCCGTAATGAACTTTTTATATTTTGTAGAAACAGTATATTTAAGCTACAAGATATAAACGGTACAGCAGTGGTAATTCCAGTGGCAAAAAACATTGGGTGTCTATCAGGTTACAGTATTCAAGAGATAGGTGGTGACCTTATATTCTTAGCACCCGATGGACTAAGAACAGTTGCTGGTACTGCAAGAATTGGAGACGTTGAGTTAGGTACAGTTAGTAAAGCTATACAACCTATTATTACACAGTTAGCAGAAAACATTGACAAGTTTGTAATATCAAGTGTTGTCATTAGAGAAAAGTCTCAGTATAGATTATTTTATACAAATACAAGTGTTATCAATGCACAACAAGAAGGAATTATAGGAACACTTAGACCAAACGGGTTTGAGTGGTCAGAAACAAAAGGAATAGAAGTAACCAGCATAGGAGCTGGATTTAATGATGATGGTGTTGAAAAATATTTTCACGGTGATACTGATGGCTATGTGCTTGTACACGATTCAGGTGACGACTTTAATGGGTCTAACATACTTGCTAGATATGCCACACCAGACTATGACTACGGAGACTTAGGAACTTTAAAAACTTTACACTACGTTAGAGTTTCTTGTTCAGCCGAAGGAGTTGTAACTCCAGCACTACAAATTAAATACGACTTTAACAGTCAAGATATTCCACAACCAACAAGTGATTTTTCTTTTGGTACAGTTAATCCACCTGCAATCTTTGGCGATGCAGTGTTTAACTCAACAGTGTTTGGTGGTACTGCAGCACCTATGATAAGAATACCAGTACAAGGAAGTGGTACAAGTAATAACTTTACAGTTGTTACAGAGGATACAAAACCACCATACAAGATAAATGGTTTATATATAGATTTTATACCTTCAGGTAGGAGATAAACAAATGGCAGGGTACATAAGACAGAGTTCGTTTTCAGATGGAGACACAATAACTGCTGCACTATTCAATAACGAATACAATCAAATTTTAAATGCTTTTAGCAACACATCAGGTCACGCACATGATGGTACTGCTGCTGAAGGTCCAGTGATTGGTCTTATTGGTGATGCAGGAGAAACTGCTCCCAATAACAAAGTATTAATTGATACAACAAATAACTACATTGAGTTTTATGTACAAGTATCTAGTAGTCCTGTACAACAATTATACATAGCCGATGGTGCTATTATACCTGTTACAGACAGTGATGTTGACTTAGGTACAACAAGTTTAAGATTTAAAGATACCTATACAGATACAGTTACCACAACCGGAAACGTAAGTGTTGGTGGTAATCTCACAGTTACAGGTACTACAACTTTTAACGGTGGTACAATCACTATGGGTGATGCAGCTACTGACAATGTTGTATTTGGTGCTGACGTAGATTCTAACATTATCCCTGACGATGATGATTCATATGATTTAGGTAGTTCTTCACAACAATGGAAAGATATTTATATTGATGGTGTAGCTTACTTAGATGCAATAGACTTTAACGGAACAACCATTACATCAACTGCAGCCGAACTTAATATCTTAGATGGTGTAACGTCTACTGCTGCAGAACTTAATATTCTTGATGGTGTTACAAGTACTGCTGCTGAGTTAAACATTCTTGATGGTGTAACAGCTAGTGCAGCCGATATAAATCTTATAGATGGTATAACTAACGGAACTGTTATAGCTAGTAAAGCTATTATTACAGATGCTAATAAAGATATTAGTGGTGGTAGAAATATTACAATCTCTGGAGAACTTGATGCTGCTACCCTAGATATTAGTGGTGATGCAGACATTGACGGAACTTTAGAAGCTGATGCAATTACTATAGCTGGTGTAACACTAGCAGAAACCATTAGTGATACTGTAGGAGCTATGGTTGGCTCTAACACTGAAACAGGTATATCTGTAACTTACGATGATTCAGATAATACATTAGACTTTGTAATTGGTGCTGACTCTATTGTTAGTTCAATGCTTGATACTAACATAGATATTGCAGGTACGTTAGATGTTACTGGTGTTTTAACAGCAGACACTAACGCTACTATTGCAGGAACATTAGGTATTGCTGGTGGCTCTACAAATGGAGTAGCAATATCACAAGGTGCTATAGCAATTAAAAATGGTGGAGCACAGTCTTATGTAGATTTTTATTGTGAGTCTTCAAATGCTCATTATGCAAGATTACAAGCTCCTGCTCATAGTGCATTTAGTGGTAATATAACTGCAACATTACCTGCAACTACAGGTACACTTGCATTAACTTCAAGTGACATTACAGGTACAGCAGCAGTTGCTACAGCAATTACAGTAAGTGCTAATAACTCTACAGACGAAACAGTTTATCCGTTATTTGTAGATGGTGCTACAGGTACTCAAGGGGCAGAAACAGATACTGGATTAAGTTATAATCCTAGTTCTGGTAACTTAACTATTGGTGGTGAATTAGCAGCAGCAACGTTAGACATTTCAGGTAATGTTGATGTTGACGGTACGTTAGAAGCAGATGCTATAACAGTTAATGGTACAACACTTGCTGAAACTATTTCAGATACTGTTGGTGCTATGGTTAGTTCAAATACAGAAACTGGCATAGCAGTAACCTATGATGATAGTGATAATACACTAGACTTTGTAATTGGTAGTGATGTTATTGTAAATTCTATGATAGCAGACGATGCTATTGATTCAGCTCAAATAGCTGACGGTAGTATTGATACAGCACATATTGCAGACGACCAAGTTACAGGTGCTAAGTTATCTAACGATGTAACCATTGCAAATGATTTAACAGTTGCAGGAAACTTAGTAGTTACTGGTAGTACAACACAAACAGGTTCAATAGTATCTAACTCTAATTTTCAATCACTAGCTAATAATAATAGTGGTAATGTTACAGACTTTGGTTTCTTTGGTAAGTATGTAGAGTCAAGTACAACTAAATATGCAGGTTTATTTTATGATGCATCTGATGACAATACATTTAGATTATTTGTAGATACACAAACAGAGCCAAGCACTACAATAAATACAGGTGCAACAGGTTATGCAGTCGGAACTTTAGTAGCAAACTTAACAGGTAATGTATCAGGAACTGCAGCAACAGTAACAGGTGCAGCTCAATCAAACATTACAAGTCTTGGTACGCTTACAACGCTTACAGTTGATAATGTTATTATTAATGGTTCTACTATTGGACACACAGGAGATACAGATTTAATAACTGTAGCTAGTGGTGTTGTTACAGTAGCAGGTGAAGTTGATGCTACAAGTTTAGATATATCTGGAGACATAGATGTCGATGGTACTTCAAACTTAGATAACACAGACATTGATGGAACTTTAAATGTTTCAGGTGTTGTAACAGCACAAACTTCAGCTAACCTTAATGAAGTAGCCTTAACAGACGGAACAGTATCTTGGGATGCTGCAGCAGCAGCTAACGCAACTTTATTGTTAGAAGAAAATTCAACTATATCAGCTCCAAGTAACGCAGTTGCAGGAGCAATCATTAGTATAGAAGTAGCACAACATGCATCTTCTGGACCTTATACTTTAGCATGGAACGCAATTTTTCAATTTGCAGGAGGTACAACTCCAACCATGACTGCAACAGATGCTAAAACTGATATTTATACATTTAGATATAACGGTTCTAAATGGCAAAATATTGGAGTTACACAAAACCTAACACAAAGTTAATTTATGGAAGTATTACAACGCACAGCAAATAGAGGTAGTGTATCTACCGGACCTTATGAGATTGACCATTCTTTACAAATGGAAGATGCTAATGACCAAAATATGATTAAAAACTATAGTGGTGATGGCGATAGAAGGACTTGGACATATAGCACTTGGGTTAAAAAAATGAAGTTTGGTTCAGCTAGTGGTACAGGTCAAAGTGGTTATGATTATATGTATCTGATATCTGCAGCTTATACAAGTATATACTTTTTAAATAACGACCTTTTAAGAGTTTCATTATATAATGGTTCAAGTACTGTCTATGCTGACCCTGCTCAAAGGTTTAGGGATGGCTCGGCTTGGTATCATATTGTAGTAACTTTAGATTCAACACAAGGAACTGCTGCAGATAGAGTTAAAATATATATAAATGGTGTAAGAGTAACAGAGTTTGATAATTCTACTTATACCAACATGTCTCAAAACGAAGAGTTTGGACTAGGTGAAGCAGCTTCTAATTATCAATTTGGTTACTTTTTTGCAGGTGGTGGAAACAATAGAGGTTTTTCAGGCTATGTAGCAGACACTCATTATGTGAATGGAACTGCATTAGACTGTACTTCTTTTGGTGAATTTGATGATGATAGTGGTATTTGGATTCCTAAAGAATATACAGGCTCACATGGAGCTAAAGGTTTTTATTTTAAGTTTGATGATTCTTCTAATTTAGGCAAAGATTCATCAAGTAGTGGTATAGGAGATTTTTCAGTAAATGCAAACCTTGCAGCAATTAACCAAGCAACTGACACACCTACTAATAATTTTTGTACAATTAATCCTTTAGTAACCAACGGTTTTGCACTATGGTCTTTAACAGAAGGTGGTACAAGAGGACCGAACACAGCAGAAGGTAATAAAGCTGTAGGCAATTTTGGTGTAAGTTCAGGCAAATGGTATTGGGAAGGTGTTACTACAGCAGCTTCAGGAACTAACTATTGGCAATGGGGAATAACTCGAGTAGATATGCAACAAGGTTTAAGTCACGACCCGGGGCAAGGGTCAGCGTGGTACTCAGCAGAAAATACTTTTCTTACTCAAACAGGTGTAGGTGCTAGTGACCCTACTTATAATACAGGAATTACATCATATACTGTTGGAGACATTTGGAGCATTTCTTTAAACTGTGATGTTAATCCTTATGAAATGACACTTAGATTCAATAATTCAGTACCCGGAACTTCTGCTAACAATACCGACAGGTCGGTTGGTACTTTTGCAAGTGCAGGTCCAGTAATGCCTTTCTATTTTTTATACAATATTGCTAGTGATGATACATGGCACAATTTTGGTAATCCATTTATATCAACATTAAGTGGTGGAAACTCTGATGCAAATGGTTATGGAGATTTTAAATACGCACCTCCATCAGGCTACTATGCACTGTGCAGTAAAAATTTAGCGGAGTACGGATAATGGCTTATACAAATATAGACGACCCATCAGCATATTTTCAGACTGTAATTTGGACAGGTAATAGTGGTTATGATGTTAATGTTGTTAATGATGGTAACAGTGACTTACAACCTGATTTTATTTGGGCTAAAGAACGAACATCACCGGGTGGTTATGACTACAACCACAACTGGGTAGATTCATCAAGAGGTGTAACTAAAACTTTATGGTGTGACAGTACAACATCAGAAATGACTGCAGCACAATCAAACTATGATTTACAATCTTTTAATACAGATGGTTTTACAACAGGTGCACCTGAATACACAAACTCACTTGGTGGTTCTGCAGTAACAGACGGGAAAGTTGCATGGCAATGGAAATGTAATGGTGGTACGACAGCTTCAAACTCAGATGGTTCTTTAGCAAGTGTAGTTCAGGCAAATACTACAGCAGGGTTTAGTATTGTTACTTGGACAGGAGTAGGTGGTGCTAGAACTGTAGGACATGGATTAGGTGTAGCTCCCGATGTTATTATTGTTAAAAATAGAACTCTAGTAACTCAATGGGGGTTTTGGCATAAAGATTTAGCTGATACAGATAACAATTTAAGGATTAATTCAACCAGTGCAGAAATTGATGATGCTCTTTGGAACGATACAGTTCCTACATCAAGCGTATTTTCAATTAGTTCAGCAGCAGAAGTAAGTAACAATTCTATAGCCTACTGCTTCGCAGAAAAAAAAGGCTACAGTAAGTTTGGTAGTTATATCGGCAACGCAAGTGCAGAGGGTCCGTTTGTCTATACAGGCTTTAAACCTGCTTTTGTTATGACTAAAAATATATCTAATTCAGGGTGGAATTGGGCAATAATGGATTCTAAAAGAACTCCTACCAATGCAAATGGAACTTATGAATGGATTTGGGCAGACTTGGCTGGAGCAGAATTTACTGATGGAGATAGTGGTATTAATATGGAAATAGATTTTGTAAGTAATGGATTTAAAATACGAACAGCTAGAGATGAATTAAACCGTAATGGTGATACATTTATTTATATGTGTTTTGCAGAATCTCCATTCGTAACATCAACAGGAATCCCAACAACAGCGAGGTAAAATATGTGGGCTTTAGTAGAATCAAATAACGTAACAAAAGTTTATGCAAGACCTAAAGGTTTAACCATAGGTGATGTAAATTATCCTAGTAATATATTTACTATGTGGTCTGCATCTGAGTTAGAAGCACTGGGAATTTATGAGATAGTTATAGACAACTCAAACCTAAAAGACAAAGAGTATTACATGAATACACAGCAGTCTTTTAACTTCGCAAGTGGTACAGTCACTGCAAGTTATGGTACAGCTACAGCTTTACCTTTAGACGATGTTTTATGGACTGCAGAAGAAGAAACAGCAGATGAAACAGGAACTGTTGTTGAGGGTGAAGTTAAGCAACCGGGAATTCGTAAAAATCATATTGCTTTAATAAATACACAAGCCGGTAGTATCTTACAACCTACAGACTGGCTGGTTGTTAGAGCTGCAGAAGGTGGTACAGCAGTACCTAGTTCTATTACAACTAAAAGAGCTGCAGTACGAACCAAAGCTAACGCTATGTGTACACAAATAACAAACGCTGCAAACGTAGATGCTTTAGCAGCTTTGTATGTGTATTCAAATACTGGTACAGAATCAGACCCAGTATACACAAGACCT